GACGTTTATGTCTATGGCTACGACTTCAGCACATTCAGCTAAATACTGATGTGATGTAAGAAAGAGCCACTCTCAAAAGGGGTGGCTTTTTCTTTATTTGGCGTTACAATTTAATCATTCTCTAAAGGAATCATCATGTCAAAAACCACAATAAGCCGTGGAAACGTCTTAGCGCACACAATTGTGCAAGTTACATTCCCAAGCACAACATTTGCTACGACAACAACAGAGGTGAACATTTCTGTCCCTGGTGTCAAGGCAACCGACAAAATTCAAGCGCAAATCGATGCCGCTATGACTGTTGGCGTTGGTATTGGTAATGTTTACACAAACACAGATAACCAAATTACTGTTCGTTTGTTTAACTTAACAGCCGCTTCAGTAACACAAGCCGCGGCTACAATGTTAATTAGCGTGAAGTCTTGCGAAGATTCACCTATTCCCGCAAACGTGCTGTAATCATGGCTAATACATCAGTCATCCGCACCGCTGGACTAACAGTCGCCATTTCGGTGACGGCTTCATCCACAGCCGCTGTTCTGATTGATGACACTACCAATGACCAAGTTAACTACGCCTCATTTCTCAATACTGGTTCTGCCAATGTTGCTGTAAATGTGGGCGATGCTAACGTGGGTGCGGCTGTGTTGCCAGTTAGCGGTTCTACTACTGGAAACTTTGTGTTGCCAGCTTCTATGACTACCCCAATTGTCTTGGCTGTCCCCACAACGCCCTTTTATGTTCGCATGATTGGATCGGCTTCTGGCCCATCTATCGTTTATGTGACTGCTATCGCTGACCAATCCTAAGAGGCGCTATGTCTGACCCTGCACAATCTACACTACAAAACATTTTGCCTGTTCAGGCGTTGTTTAATGTTGATAATACATTCAACACGTTTATTGGTCAGGGTCAGTCATTTTATGCAACAACAAACCCGACTCAATCTGGTTTAAACATTACAAACAGCACAATCAATAGCACGACTATTGGTGCGACAACCCCGTCATCTGCGGCTTTTACGACTGCAACAGTCTCAACAGCCCCTGTGAATGGTACGGATGTGGTCAACAAGACCTATCTAGAATATTTTGCGGCTGGTATTTCTTGGAAACAACCAGTCCTATGCGCTACAACCGCAAACATTACGCTGTCAGGCTTGCAAACGCTTGATGGCATCATGGTTGTGGCTGGTGATCGAGTTTTGGTTAAAAACCAATCTACACAATCCCAAAACGGCATTTATTTGGCATCTGCAACTACATGGACAAGATCGGCAGATGCGGATGTTTGGACAGATTTAATCTCAGCTTTAGTCTTTGTTGAATCTGGAAGCACATTGGCGGGTTCTGCATGGTATTGCCCTGCACAGCCAGGCGGGACAATCAACGTCACCGCAGTCACATGGTCAAACTTCTCTGTGGCTGCAACATACACCGCAGGGACAGGGTTAACCCTTGCTTCATACCAGTTCAGCATTACCAACACAGGTGTGACTGCTGGCGCTTATGGTTCTGCATCTAAAACCTTGACCGCTACTGTCAACGCACAAGGACAGTTAACGGTGTTGGCGGCTACTGACATTGCGATTGCAAACACTCAAGTCTCTGGCCTTGGCACAATGTCCACTCAGAATGCAAGTTCTGTGGCTATTACGGGTGGTACGCTAAACGGTGTGACGATTGGTGCAACGACTGCGGGTGCAATTACTGGTACAACCATCACAGCAACCACATTTAATGGCGCTGGAACAGGTTTAACGGGTACGGCAAACAGTTTATCGATTGGTGGTAGCGCAGGGTCTGCAACAACGGCTACTAACCTTGCGGGTGGTGCGGCTGGTTCTTTGCCATATCAATCAAGTGTTGGCACAACAACATTCTTAGCGGCTGGCTCTAATGGTCAATATTTGACATTGAGTGGTGGTTTACCCGCATGGGCATCTTTGCCAACATCAGTATCGTCATTTAGTGCGGGTTCAACTGGTTTAACCCCATCTACAGGAACAACTGGCGCAGTAACTTTAGCTGGCACATTGAATGTCGCTAATGGTGGAACTGGTGTAACTGCATCAAGTGGTGCAAATTCTGTTGTTTTGCGTGATGCTAATGGAAATACAAGCATCAACTCAGTAGCAGAGGGTTTTGTCAATGTAGCAGCGGCTGGCACAACTACTACGTTAACAGCCAGTTCAGCACCTAATTACTGCGTTACTGGTTCTGGTGGTCAAACTTACCAATTGCCTGATGCAACTACGCTAACTGCTGGTTCAAATTATTTTTTCAACAACAACCAAACAAGTGGAACAATCGTTGTTAAAAATAACTCTGGAACAACAATTGCAACCATTCAATCTGGTGGTTATGTTGAAATTTTGTTGTTGGTGGCTACCCCTGCTGCGGGTTCGTGGGACGTTCACGCTTACGCGCCAGCAAATGTATCTTGGTCAACCAATACGTTTGATTACGCTGGTTCTATCACTTCAGCCACATGGAATGGTGTTGCAATAGCAATCAATCGTGGCGGTACAAACGGGACTGCAACACCGACTGCTGGCGCTGTGCCTTATGGAACTGGTACGGCTTACGCATTTACTGCGGCTGGCACTTCTGGACAAGTTCTACAGTCAAATGGCGCATCAGCCCCAACATGGGTAACACCAGCGGTTTATGCAACTGTGACTGATGACACAACAACAAACGCAACACGTTACCCATTGTTTGCCGCAGTCACAACGGGAAATCTGACAACAGAGTATGTCAGTTCTACTAGACTTCAATTTAACCCAAGCACAGGCGCTTTGACCGCCAATCAGCTAATCATTGCACCGTAAAGGAAAATCATGGGACAGTTAACTTTTCAAGCGACATTAGGCGGTTCGGTCAATTTGGCTGGCCCTAATACTGCGTCCACAACCACTTTTACATTACCAGCGGCTGATGGCTCAAGCGGTCAACCTTTGGTAACCAATGGAAGTGGCACACTTTCTTTTTCTGGTACACCTACATTAAATTTAAGTAGTAGCACCGCAGATGGAACTAACGCTGTTGGTTTTTTAAACATTCCTCAAAATGCTCAAACAGGCAGTTACACAATGGTGTTGGCTGATTCTGGAAAGCATATTTACCATGCTTCTGGTGCTGGTGCGGCAACGTACACAATCCCTGCGGCTTCCTCTGTGGCATATCCACTTGGAACTGCAATCACATTTATTAACTTGTCTGCAACGTCAATTAGCATTGCAATCACGACTGATACAATGTATTTGGCTAAAGACGGTACTACTGGAACACGCACATTGGCTCAGTATGGCTCTGCAACTGCCATTAAAGTTTCGGGTGTTTCTTCATCAGGAATTTGGTTAATTTCAGGGAGTGCTTTGACATGAGTGGCGCATTACAAGCTGTCTATCAAAACCTAAGAAGTTTTGGCTTTCCTAATGGTTGGCCAGCTAACATTGGCGGTGCTTACAATGGCGGTTATTTTGCAGGGCAAATATTTGTAGATGGTTATTCTGTTTACAACTTAGTTGTTGCTGATAAAAGTGTTGGTGAGGCTCTTAAAAAGTGGGGGCCTGTAGGGGTGGCTACTGGGTTTACTTCTGATATTAATGGCCCCGCAAATTCAGCAGGGGAAGCCGCACTTGGTTCAACTTATGAAGCGGCTACATTTTGTGAGAATTTAAATACTGGCGGTTATACGGATTGGTATCTTCCAGCCGCTAATGAGTTGATAGTTTTATATTATTTTTTAAAGCCGGGAACTACCGCAAATAATACTGGCACTGGTTCAAATCCAAATGCAGTATCCCCAGAACCAATTAGCACCAACTTTACTAGCGGTGACCCTGCACAAACAACTGCAACTAGCTTTAGAACTGGTGCAAGTAGCCAAGAGTTTGCTCTCCCTCCATTTAATTATTGGGCAAGCACAGAATATTCTGTTGCACCATACGATGAAAACTATGCACGAATTAGAGACTTTAATACTGGTGATGTTGGCGCACAAGTTAAAGGTACTGTAAGTAATTACGCCCGAGCTATTCGTAGAGTTTTAGACCGTGTGATTCCCCCCACAACTATTGGTCAAGCGTTTGGTGGTGGATTTTATGCGGGTAAGATTTCCACATCTGCTGATGGTGTTGCTACACATTATTTAGTTGTTTCTAATGCGTCTGTTGGTCAAGTATCCGGTAAAAAGTGGGGGCCAAATGCTGTTAATACAGGTGTGACTTCAGTTATTGCTGGCCCAACAAATTCAGCTTCTTTGGCGGCATTAGGTGCAAGTTATGAAGCGGCATTATTTTGTGAAAACTTAAATACTGGTGGATACACCGATTGGTATTTGCCAGCACTCAACGAATTATCTGTTTGTTATTATTTTTTAAAGCCGGGTACTGTTAGTAATGTTAATTATTTTGGCTCAAATGCAAATGCTGTTTCACCCCAACCCGTAAGTACAAATTACACGGCTGGCTCACCTACTCAGACTTCTGCAACTAATTTTAGGACAGGCGCATCTAGTCAAGAGTTTCCAGATGATTTGGTTTGGACTAGTACACAATACAACAATGATAATGCATATGTTGTTCAGTTTATTAACGGAAATGGACAATCAGGTGACAAAGCAGATGTTACGCATTTTTACACCCGTGCCATTCGCAGAGTCGCAGTTTAAACAAGGAAAAACATGGTTTATCTATCAATTACTCAAATTGACGCAGTTACAGGCATCATCTGCACAGCCGAGCCAATGAGAACAGGCCCATCGTATCCACAGATCAAGAACTGCAACATTGTCTGGTGTGACAAGTCCACTTGGCCTATTGCTACAACGGCAGAGGGCGCACACACAAGAGCGCCATTGTTCTTTGGTACTTGCGATGATGATGCTGATTTAACTGTTGCTGGCGTTGTTGCGACTTACACGGCTGAAGAATACCAAGCATTAAAGACTGCCGAACATCAAGCCCGTAAGCCTTTCCCAAGTTGGATTGGCAACGAAGAAGAAATGATATGGGAAGCCCCAACACCATACCCGCAAGATGGCAAATATTATTTTTGGAATGAAGAACAGTTAATTTGGGTTTTAGCTGAATGAGATTTGTTTGGAAAATCTCCGAATTGAAAGGTGATTCAAAAGCCATATTTCAGGCTAAGTATCACGTTTCTTTAATTGAAGATGATCTACGAATTGAAACTGAGGGATATTGGGACTTTGACCCTACAAAGGCAACAATTCCAACAGCCCAAGTAACCGAGGAAATGGTTGAGTATTGGATTGATCAAGGCACTACCCAAAACGGGGTAAGTAGCATAAAATCAAGGCTAATAGAGCAACTTGAAGCGGTTAAAAAACAGCAAGAAATTGCCTTGCCTTGGAAGCCGCCCACATTTAGATTAAGTTAAGGAATCACTATGGCTGTGCCTTATGACATTGTTAGCAGAGCGCTAAAAGACATTGGTGCATTGGAAGCTGGTGAAACCCCTACTCCAGACGCAGCACTCGATGCGTTTGAAATGCTAAACGACATAATTGACCAATGGTCAAACGAAAACATGATGGTTTTCAATGTCACAGAAATTATTTGCCCCGTTATTGCTGGTCAAGTGCAATACACGATTGGCCCTAACCCCTCTACGCAAAACTTTATTGGTGCGTCTTTTACAGGCTCAATTTCGGGTAATGTTTTGACCGTGACGGGTATTGCATCTGGCGCTATTGCACAAGGGCAAACCCTAAGTGGTACAGGAATTGCAACAGATACAAAGATTACTCAGACTTTAACAGGCGCTGGTGGCAACATTAACTATGTTGGTACATACCAAGTCAATATC